TACCTCTGCCGGCGGATTCCGAAATGGTCTTAAATATTGTAGTAAATGAGCCTTCTAATTTATCTGCGTTATCAAATTCAAGTTCTTTTTCTGCTTCTCCGTCTGGTGATGTATCAGTCTCTGTACCGACCTTGAACATACGGGCTTGAGTTTCTGATAAACCTCCCATTCCCATTGCCTGAACTTCTATATTATACTCTCCATTATCATAGCCCCATTCGTAGTTCATTATAGTCCCAATCATATAATCGTAATTATGTTGAGAGTCGTATATTAACTGTCCTCCTTCTTCTTTAATTGTAGCTATCTTAGCATTTTTAAATACGGTATCGTCAGAAATAGTTTTAGGGCTGTATACTTTTCCACCGCTTTGATCCACGTATACTGAATGACCCCATTCGAAAAGGAGTTTAAATCCTGGTCTCATATATAGCTTTTCTAATATACTAAACTGTTCTACAGAAAAACATTTAATATTTAAATCAACCATTCTCAATAAACCTTCTGCTCCTTGAGTTTGAATGTTAAAAGAAGTAATACCGGGTTGAGGAACTAAGCCTTCTTTTTGAAATGTATATGCATTGTTAGAAGTTTCAAAGTCTTCTCCATTGAAGTTGATACCTTTACGTGCTTTTCCTTCGAATAAAGTTCCACCTAAAAGTTGGTATTTTTTTGCTGCGTCTTTTACACCTGTAATGTCTATACCTGATGATACTTTTACAAAAGCGTAATTGCTGTTAATGTAATGTTGAGTAAAATTTGGGTCTTCGAAAGTTTTACTGTGTAGTTCAGCTCTAACTTTCAATTGATCTCTAACAGTTCCGTCAACCGGTGTTAAACCTGTTATAGGAGTTTTATTGAAAACACTATCTGACATAACTTATCTTTTTTTATTTAGCTGCTCATATTTTGATATAATCTCACTTGGGTTTGCTGGTATTCTTAGTTGTTCTCCTGGTGTTGGTACTAAAGAATCTGATTTATTTACAGGGTTAGCAGAAGCTATTATCCACCATAATGATGCATCTTTATAAAATTCTTGTGCTAATATATCATATCGATCACCGACAGTTGTAATAACGTAAGTATCATCTACAGTCTCAGGGATATCAGGGTAAATAGAGTTTTGGATATATCTTCTACCTTCTGATGTCTTAGTTTGTGTTATTGTAGTATATCTATTCATCTTAAAATTAATTTATACCTATGGAAAGCTAAAGCCTCCGGAACTACCTCCACCGCTAAATGAAGAAAAATCTGCTGAACCATTTGCTTTTTCAGGTTTACCGTCTTTAGAGTTGATAGGTTGATCTTCTCCGTTAGTTCCAATATATGGTAGTAGTCCTGCTTGAGGAATAAAGTCATGTTCTAAGACTGCGGAAAGAGTAACATCAAGTACGTGAGGGACCATTATTACGTTTTCCTCATCTTTATCTTGTTTAATCTCCCATGGATAATCTTGTTGCCAGCTTAAACCAACAGATGATATAGTACAGGGAGTCTGCTTTAAGTAATCGCCAACAGTAATCTTACACCATGTACCTCTCATAAATAACCCATCTATGTCGTAATTAGGGGCAGTGGAAGAAACCAGTAAGTTAAGTTTCCTGTATATAGGTATTAGCTCTCCTCTAGTTAATGCAGCTATTTTGAAACCCATAGAAAGTTGACGATCAAATCCATCGTATGTTCTAAAGTTTTGAGGATTTCCTAAATATCGTGTACTATTCCAGTTCCCTGTAAAGGTATCCGAAAAACTATCTAAGAAAGCTCTAAATCTAAAGTTAGTAGGAGTAACTTGATCATACATAGAAAAACCAAAAGGGATCATATCAAATTGATCGTCAAATGTTGATGCTGCTGCTCTTACTTCTGGTTGGGTATTTACTGCGTCTGTAGATATAGAAGCATTTTTTACATCTTTAGTGTAATTTATTCTACCGTATTTTACTATATCTGCTTCTGATGATAGGGGAAGTTTTTTACTCTTCTTTATACCGGCAGTATGTTGGTTAGAATGACCTGCTTGAATCATTCGCTTTCCAGCGCCTTTAGAGTATCCACTTTGATAAGTCCTTTTAATATAGCTTCTAACATCTTCTCCTCCAAACTCTTTACTTCCTTTATATAGGTGTAATCCTAAACCATTTAAAGGTGTCTGTCCAATATTAGTTAAAGCAGTAAGAAGTATGTCCTTACCTTCATCTAAAAGCTCTTTTCCTAATTTAGGTAAATCTCCTGAGTATAATGCTCTTTTATCTACTGCACTAATAAATCCTCCTAAAGCCTGTTTTACTACGTGGGTTATCCCGGGTTTAGCAATAACAAGTTTAGCCATACGTATAGTATCATCTAATCGCTTAGCGGCTAGAATACCTTGTACAGCTAATCCGGAATTTCTTCCACCTTCCTTATCTATATCTTTTACAATTAGAGGCTTGCGGTTAAGACCGCTCTCAAATTTTAAAGACTTAAGATCAGTTTTTAGATCTACTAATGCCATAAATACTACGTTGGAGGGTTATCCAAGTACTTTGCTGGTGTTGCTCCATCTAAATCGATAGCTGAAGATCCTGCATTGATGTTTCCTCCGTCAACATGTACCTTAGTTGTATCAGCGGATGCTCCTGCTCTTAATGCTGGTGCTGCTCCTCCAAGTCCTAAAGTTGTTGATGCTAATGAATCAATAAGTGCCATAATTGTTTGTTTTTACGTGTTAATATAATTATAAATAGTTTATACTCTTGTTAATGATTGACCAACTTTGAATGTATTCATTTTAATTACACTCTTCTGCGGTTTAGTGATATATTCGTAAAGTAAAGCAGTTTGGTTTCTAAGTTCCATTAACTCTCTAGAATGCTGCTTATCTCCGTCTGATTTTAACTTTTTTAATTCTGCTAGTTGGTTATTTGCTGCTTTTGCATTTTCTCCTAAAGGATTTTCTAATACATCTCCTAAACTATCCATAGCTTTCACAGTACCTTTAGTACTAGCCTCTATCGCAGTATTAATAGCTGTAGTGAATGTTTTAGCTTGATCTTTAGACATTTGCATTAATGGTGCAGTAACTTTTTTAATTTCTTCTTTTTTAATCTCTGGAGTTTTTATTTAGTCTTATCTCCAGTAATAAAGGCCTTAGCACCTTTCCATGCGTCGCCAAGCCATTTTTTTGCTTGAGATTCTAATCCTGCTGCTGCAGCTCTCATACCTCCTAATATCCCGCCGTTTGCTTCTATGAAATCGCCAACTCTATCTCTTATAACACCTACCTTATCCCCGATTGCACCGGCAAGCTCTTTGCTTTATTTTTTGCTGTTGATGCAAAAGACATAATGCCTGCTCCTACTGTTGATGCGAATCCAGATATTTTTTCTTTAGCAGAAGTTGCAAAGTTAGATATTCCTTCACCTACTGCGGATGCTAATTCGACTGCTTTGTCTTTTGCTGCTGTTGCAAAGTTAGATATTCCTTCTCCTACAGATGATGCAAATGCAAATGCTTTATCTTTAACTCCAACTGCAAAGTCTTTTATTCTACCTGCTACTTGAACTGCTTTATCTTTAACTCCAACTGCAAAGTCTTTCATTCGACCTGCTACTTCAAATGCTTTATCTTTAACTCCGTTGGCAAAGTCTTTAATCTTGGTGCCTACCATTATGGCACCTTCTTTTATTTTATTTCCAATTACTGCTGCTTTATCGTATGTTGCGGTAGCAAACTCAGATAAACCTTTTCTTAATTTAGAGTTAGGATCTGAGAATACTTTGAAACCTTCTGATACTACTCCTATTGCTCCTCCTACGACTGCACCAACTGCAGTACCAACTACTGGAATAACTGAACCAATCGCTGCTCCTGTAAGTGCACCTCTGGCACCGGAAGTGGCAATACCTAAAGCTTCATCTCCTGCTCCACCTTTCTCTATACCTAGTTTTTCACTAAACATAGAACCTTTATTTGCATTACCTGTTAAAGCACCTATAATACCAGCTTCTGCGGTACCCATGCTTTCTTTTATACCTTGTTCTTTCTTCTGTTCAGCTGTTAAATCTTTTACTTGATTAACACCTGTAATAGCACCCATTGCAAGTTCTAAAGGAGCAAGTACTTTACCGCCAATAGTCTTTAATAATCCGCCAGCTGCTCCAGTAGGTATTTTAAACTTACTGAGCATATTCATAAACCCTTTGCCTACGTTAGGTAATTTAGGTAATTTAAGTTTGCTAAATATATTAGTAAGATTTGGTAATTTTATTTTAGAAAAAATCCTGGTTAAATTTGGTAATTTTATTTTAGAAAAAATCCTGGTTAAATTTGGTAATTTAATTTTTGAAAACATTGTTCCAAATCTACCAATCATTTTTCCTAAAAAGCCGCCTTTCATTTTTAATGCTCTAAAAAATACTGATGGTTTTTTAAATAGGGTTTTTACCTGTTTAAAGAAACCTGCTTTTCCTAATTTGTTAGTTAAGTCCGATGCGTCTAAGCCGCCCATTGCACCGCCTACAGTGTGAATAGGATCCCCGGCATTACCTTTAGGTCTGTTAGTACCTAAAAGTTTATCTATGCCAAAAAACTTTGAACCTTTGCCTAAGAGTTTTAATCCTATGAAACCTGCTCCTGTTGCTACTGTAAATGCACCGAGCAATTTACCTAGATCAGTACCGGAAAAGTCACCTGAGAAGATATTTTTTATTCCTTCTATTATTGACTCTTTAGCTACACTAAAAGCGTTTAGCATACCGTCCCAAAGTACACTCCAATTAAATTTACCATCAGTTATTAAGCCATCGAATCCTTTCACAATTTCATCAAAGAATCCTTTTGCTCCTGTTGCAATACCTTCTTGCATCTTAGCTAATTTATCTGCTAAAGATGTTAACTTACCAACACTTCGTTCAACTGATTCTGCTATTTCGGCATTAGATTTTTTTCTATTTTTATCATTTTCAACTTGAGCAGCGCCGGATTTGCCTGTAAGTACAGACATAGCATCTGTAGTTTTCAACATATCGTTATATTGATCTCTTGAGATACCTAATGTAGCAGCAAACTGTTCTTGAAGTTTAACGTTATTACCAATCCTTCCTTGGTTCTCAAGAGCAAGCCTTTTCATTTCTTCGGCTTGTGTCTTAACGTCACCTGTTAAGGCTGCTTCTCTTAATTTATTTAAGTTTAACTGTTTACCGAGCATCATCTCAGTAGTCATTTCGTCTGTTAAACTTTTCTGGAAGTCTGTAGTCTGCTCTGATGCTGCTCTAATGTCTTCCATTGACATACCTAAAGACCTTGCTGCTGCTGCAGCTGCTGCTAATGCTCCAGGTTGTTTGCCAATGCCTCTTAAAGTTGTGGCAGAGGCTTTACCTATATCTTCGAAAATAGCTTTTGTACTAATAGAGACGTTATTCATCTCATTAAACCTAGCTACTCCTGCTGTGACTGCGTCAACAGTCTCAGTCATTGTCTTTTTATTTGCTGCTGAGTTTTTAACAATATGTGCTACGGCATCAACAGATACTCCATACTTATTGGCTAACTTAATAGCCTGTTCTGTGGTTTCCTTAGTAAAGTCTAACTGCATTCCAAGGGATTCATTTATCCCTGCTATAGTTGCAGCTGCTTCATTGAGAGGTACTGTAAATTTACCAGCGGCAGCACTTACTCTACCCATCTGTGCCGACATATTCATTGTACTCCCGGCAACACTCTTATTAAGAGTTTTCATTGCTTCAGAACCAATCTTTGCTCCCTCTACTACTTTAGAAATAAATGCAGTCATTGCTGCAAAAAATCCTAACTTCATAAAGCCTGTAGCTCCTTTCATTATGGCACCAAAGAAGTTTTTACCCTCTGCTCTTGCGTCTTTAAACATTTCCGCTGATTTTTGTATATCACCGGTAATTTGGTTAAATACTGGGCCGATTATAGGAATACCTGCTGCTAGCTCTCCAAATTTTGCGAATGCATCAATAAAGCCAGGAGCGGCTTTTTCAATCCTTTCCATTTCTTCTGCAACTTGTTTAGCTTTATCTATCTGTTGAGTTTGTACATTTACTATCTCAATTGCGGTATTTTTCTGTCCTGTTAAAGCACTAATTTCTCTTTCAGTTTCTTTAACTAAATCTTGTGCATTATTTATTCTTTGTTGATCTCGAGCTGCTTCTGCAGCTGAAGATTTTTTTATACGGGCGGCTTCATCTTCTGCTGCTTTTGCATCTGCTTCATTACCTGCCTGTCTGGCTTCTATCGCTTTTTGCTCTAAACTTGTCTGTTCAACTAAGGAAGCTGCTGTTTTATCTCTGACTTCTTTTTGTAAATCATTTAATGTACTTTCATTCTGTGTCTTCTCTTTAACACGGTCGGAAATATCGTCATTAAGGGTGCGGATCTTTGCAAGATTTGCATTTTGTTCTTGTTCAGCTTTGAGAATAGAAGTAGCAAATGCTTTTCTTTCTTTAGAAGACTTAAGAGTATTAACATTTAACCCTTCTATCTTTGAATTAAGAGCTTTAAATTTGTCTAGACCTATATCAAAGTCTTGTGCGGCGAGTTTAGATTTATTAAGATTCGCAAACTCTTTTGCAAGGGTAGCCATCTCCCTACTGGCAGAGGCGGCAGCTTTCCTGATATCGTCTAATTCTTTTTGACGTTTACCAGAGCCGCTTTCATTCCCTAAGGGATCAGGTATGTTGTTTGGATCTACAGCCATTTACTTATGAGTTTCTTATAAATAGCAAAGGCTCCTAATTATTTAGAAGCCGTTGTGCTATAGGATGGAGAAATATCCGGTCCTTTTGGTCGATTGTCGTTACTTGGTTGTTGAGCATTTTCATTTTCATCATTCTGCTCTTTATACCATTCGTTTATATAGTTAAAAGTTAGTCTTCTTAACCAAATCGGCATGTTATACACAGTATGCCAGTCATAGCCACCTTTACCATGAAATACTATCTCGTGTATTTGCCGAAATAAGCTGCTTCTTGTTTCTGCAGCTGCCTTAGGCGTCAGGCCAAAAAAAGTTGATCGTCACAGGGACGTCGATGTCCTCCCCAACACCGTCTTCATCCACATGGTAGACTTTAAATTCAACATCTGGCTGTACTCTTGCGTACTCTTCTCTTAATGCTCTTGCATCTTGAGCTAATAGCCCTTGGTCAACAAACTGTCTTACTGTAGATAACTCTCTATCTCCATTTACTGAAGTGATAATATACTTCATTCTAGTTGATAGTGTAGCGCTACTTTCTCTGTTGATTTTCTTAAGCCCTGCTATTTCTCTGTCAATGTTTTTATCATCTCCATGAGTAAGCAGTTTAAAAGTTACTTCGTTACCACTTTTAGGTAGTGCGAAAGTAAACTCTCTCTGTCCTTGTTCAAGGCTATCGAAATCTAACTCTTTATCTTTGATTTCAGTTAAATCAACTGTAATGTTTTCACCGTTATATTGAATATCGTAATCTTTACCGTAAGATAATATACGTGCTGCAACCATAATTGCATTTTTGTCTCCAATAAGTAAATCGTTGTAGTTGAAATCTGATACGATTAGTGATTGTAATAACTTATCAATTACTACTCCTTTTTCAATGTAGTTTTGATTCGTTAAGATATCTTCCTCTTTGGCAGTCATATACTTCATTTCGACTTTACCACTGGCCAGAGGGTGATCGGATGGGTATAACTTACCTTTAGATGGAATGTCTACCTGTTCGGTAGGGATTTGAAATTTAGGCTTTTCTGCCTTTTTTACTTGATTTTCCATAAATTATTAATAATTAGAACTAGTTTATATATAAATATACGAATATAAACTTTAATAAACAACTGTAAACTAAAAAAAAGCCCCACAAGGGGGCTTCTTAATATATAATAAAGTATTTTATTCCTAGTAATTCAATATACAGTAATCCATGTTGATTGTAATTCCTAAATCAACTACTGCATCAGAAGACCAGTCAAACTGACCAAAGTCTCCGTTTGTAACGAATGCACCTTTGATGATCCATTCTCCGATTACGTCCCCTACAGGACCTAATACGTTAAGAGTTAAATCTTTTTTGTAGAAATCTGAATATCCAGCTCTACCAGTTACAGATTCGTATCCTAGTCTTGCCCATTCCATTACGGCTTGTGCTCCACTTGGAGTTATCGGATCGTATAGAGTCATAGTCATCTCTGCCCATTCTCTCTTTCCTCTAATTTTTCTGTATGAATTAATATGGTCTAGCTTTACTACGTTATCTGTAAACGTAGGTGCTTTGACGTTTTTTATCATGAATGATGGAATTGCATCAATATACATGATAAATCTGTTTTGGACTTTCGGTTCGAAAGCTCTGAACATTATTTCGTTAGGATCTAATACTGCCATTTTATGTTATCTTTATTATAAATATTCAACTTTTAAATTTATTCACCTAATGTTGCACCTGTTGGTAAGATTACGAAGTCAAGTGTAATGAATTCGGCTGTTTTTGCAGGCTGAATAAATATCTGCCCTACCAATTGGTTTCTATCAATTACATCTGCGGTGTTGTTCGTGTCATCCATTACTACTCTGTAAGCATAAAGACCTTGTCTCTGTACCACTGATTCTAAGTAAGGATTAACGTTTGACAAGAATGTATTTCTTGTTGCAATTGTATTTTGTTCGAATACTAATGTTTTAGCTTGATCTCCTAAGAATTTCTTAAGGTCAATCAATAGTCTTCTAACGTTTACTCTATCTAGTGCAGATTTTTTCTTCTGTAATGTTTTTTGACCGAATACTGATATTCCACTTCCTGGGAATGTAGCGATTGGGTTAACATTAGCACTATATAATGTATCTCTTTGAGATCTAGTTAATTTTCTCTCTGCTTGAATTACATCTGATATTCCACCTCTAGTTAAACCAGCTGGTGCAAACCATGGTGCTGCAGCTCCGTCAGTGAATGTATATACACCTGGAATTACAACTGAAGCAGGAACGAACTCTAACTTGCCAGTTGAAGACTGCATTTGTAACCAAGGCCAGTAAGTAGCTGCATAAGAGCTATTAACTGATGCTGCATTACCTGCTGCATTAGATACTGAAGTTCCGTAAGCAGATAAATCTACTACTGCAATATTGTCTCCTCTATTAGATGCTAATGAAATAACTGCATCTAATTGTGTCTTATGATCTCCGAATGAATAAATTAATCCTGGAGCAGAAACGATATTGAAAACGTATTCGTCTTGGTTAGTTAAAATTGAAATAGCATCTGAATAATCTGCTGCCTCTAAACCTTGTGTATTTCCAGCTGAAATTTCTGAGAAATGTTTGTTAGGTTCAGTTGCTTGATATAGATTACCTGCTGCTCCGTGGAAAGATCCAGAAGAAGCTACTGGTAAAGATCCAGTGTACGCTGCAGTTCTTACTGATACTCCATCGTTAGCTAAGTAATTAAGTGTTTGTCTGTCTACAGATGCTACTCTAATGTAGTTAGATCTGTTTACATATGACCCTACTGTAGAGATATAAGTCTGTCCACCATCTACTGATTTAGACTTGTACTGATCTCCAATTACTTTAGCAATGTATCCTTCTGAGTTAGGATCTAAACTAAGGTCGTTGAATGATTCAAGTACTGTCTTTTGACTTAAATTATCATCTCCTCTTCTGATCAATAATGAGAATGTACCGTTCTTACTGTCAACGTTACCGATTTCCCATCTAATATTTTCTGCGCTACCGTCAACTAGTGACCCATCGCTATTTTGTGATCCAGCATCTCCAGCTCCTGTTGAGTTATTAAGGATAGATCCCTTTCCTAATGTTTGGATAGAGAATGGCGCACTGCCGGCATCTGCAGCAGCAATAGTAGAGTTAGAAGCTCCAGTAAAGGAACCGTTTACTACTCTAGTAATTAGTGCTGAGTTACCTCCTTGCTCAAAGTAGGATTTAACTGCTAATGATGTTAGAAATTCGTATTTGTTAGAACCAGACTCAAAAGTAACACCAAATTTGCTTTGGTAGCTACCGTATGAAGTAACCACTGTTGGTTCTTCTACTGGTCCGATTACTGTTGGCCCTATAAAAGCTGCACCAGCTTCTAATGGAGCGGGAGCAATAAAAGATCTATCTTGCTCTCTTGATAGTACCCCTGGGGAGATTAATGATTCTGCCATTGTATCTTAAATTAGATTATTCGTTCTCTTATAAATATCGTTAGTAAATCGAAAACAGATCTGTCTGTTCGTATGATATTAACATTTATAAATAGGAAAAGAAAGTTGAAAACCTACTAAGATAAAAATGTAAGTTAAAAAAGTTTCTACTTAAGGGAGTTAAACTCTCTAGTTTCTAGATTTACTGTACCTTTTCCGTACTTTTCTTCTAGTGCTTTTGATAAACTAACCTCTGCGTTTCTTAATTTGGCTAAGAAGTCTTCTGCTCTTTCTTCTCTTGCTTCTATATCTAACTTAATTATACCTATTCTACCGAATTCTTCGATGATAGCTACGTTTTTTGTTTTAATGTCTTCAAGTGCTTGAATTTCTTCTTGTGCTAATTTAGTTTTTTTTGCCATTACATTTTATTATTTGGTATGTTTAAATCTGTATCTACTATTATTGGCGTTTTGTTATTACTAAACCATTCAGTCCAAAATATACTTCCTTCGTATTCTTTTCCGTATTTCTGTTCTAACGTGTTATCTAGTTTATACATAGACGCCTCTATATCGTTTAATATAAGAAAGTTTTTTTTAAAAGCCAACGAATGACCAGAAAATAATCTCTCATCTATATTTTTATAGTATATTGAACCATATAAACAGTCTTCTTTGTTATACTCTCTTAATAGAGGTCTCGTAGCTAATTTAGCTTTGTTAAAGTATTTCTGTGTATCACCTTTAAATGGAATTTTATCACCTATTAGGTTAGGTTTAAATTTTACTATCTTGTCGTATATATCTATATCAGGAATAATCTTTAACGCTCTATAAGTTGAATAGAAATAAGAATATAGCTTTTTGTCGTACTTAGGAGGTTCAACATAACATATCATATTATTAGTATACTTTCTATATCTCTCAAGTTTATTTAACCATCTGGTATTATCTCTATCATTCCAGGTGTGAACATATAAGTCGTTACCAGTAATAAATGGAATAATATTATCGGACAGGTCTTTTAAGTATCCTGAGATAATTACTGCTTCCATGTCTTCATGTTATTGTTATACTCGTAATGCTTTTTATTAAATAGACTAGCAGGGTATTTTTTCGGATTGACGGAAAGATGAACGTTTGGGTTTTCTAAAGAATTGTAATCAAATAAATGGTATTCAAGTTTTTCTTTTTTTGCTAATTTATCAAAATCTAAAGCTGGGTCGCAGAATACATCTTCAATCTTTTTTACGTATTCACTAACTTGTTCAGTGTATAAATTAGTTCCATTTAAGTTTAATTCTTTATCTATATATTTTGCAAATGCTAGATGTTGTGTTGTAGAGGGATGTGTTTCGTCTTGTCTTTTACCAGGACCTTCATAAAAGTATTGAGGACGATTTAAAGGTACTCCCCATACATACTCCTCTACACTTGTTAGTGCTTCTACTTTATTGAAAGTTTCTTTTAATTTTTCAAATGGATAATACTCGTTTATATAGTCCATATCTTTATTAAAGAAGCTTGTAGAGTACGGTTCTCCGTAAAAGAGTGAAATCCAAGGGTCTAACATATTAAAGGTAGCAAACTTACATTTTAAGTGTCTACTAACATCTTTTACTGATCTAACGTAATTTATAAGTTTATAAGCTTCGGAAACTAAATTGAAGTGTTTATCAACAACTTCAAGAGGTATTACATCCTGGTGCTCTAAAGTACCTGGAGTCTGAAAGTAAGTGTCATGACCACGAATGGTATCCCACCTGGTTATACCTGACCACTGAACTATCACGGTATCGTTTTCAGTAAATTCATATTTACTAAGTAAGTGAATAGCAGTATTGAATATATACGTATTGCCAGCGCCAGAAGCGGCGGCATTTATTGTTTCATCAAAGTCTACTCCTAGAATATCTGCATATGTAGGGTATGCATATTTGGAGTAACTACATCCAACAATGAACAGTCTTTTATTTTTCGAATCTCGTATTGCCATAGTGCACTACTGCTATTGATTCATCTTTAGCTACATATGCTCTCCATGGATCAACTACTATAGACCCTTTAGGAAAGTTATAATCATGATGTTTGCCCATATGTCCTAATAGGTACACTGCTTTGTACGGTACTGGTTGATCATATTCCGGTACAATACCTTGTTCAGCACAAAAATGACCTGTAAGTATTGATGTAGAGCCATCTTCATAGTCAACATCTGGTTTATAAGCTTTACCTAAGATTATAATCGGTAACTGATGCTCTTTTGCTAATGCTACTAATTTATCAGCCAGATTCTTTGCTTGTTTTTCTCTAGCATTCATAATAGCGTCGAATAAGTCATAACCTATACCTAACTCTTGTGCCATATACCTTAGTGCAATATTATCTCTAGGATGACATCCTCCTCCGTCTCCCATTCCTGCTTTCATGTAGGAAGGACCTAAGATCCTTTGCGTAGATCTCTCTAGTGCTCCAGTTATTACGTCTACATTTATATTACCTGATTTCTCAGCTACATCTTGTATCATATTAACCAAAGCTACTTTGGTAGATATAAATGTATTGTAGAATATTTTTATTCCTTCTGCTTCATCCCAAGTTCCTATTTCGTACCTAGTACCTTCGGTAATAAATGTATGATAAAACTCTAAAAGTAATTTAGCATCTCCTGTTGTAGAGCCGTCTTCTGTACCAATGATAATCATTTCAGGATTAACCATATCCCATTTTACTGTTCCCATTGCAATTAAGTATGGGTTATAAATAAATCTACCATTAGGAATTAAGTTTATAAAATCTCTTCGTATTGTACCTGGTAAGACTGTAGATATGAGTACAACTAACTGTTCTCTGTTAACATGTTTGTTTACTTCTGTAAGTACATCTTTAACTATTTGGTAGTCAAAATCTTTATTAGGTAAGTGTGCAGTAGGGTACCTACCATCATAGTCTGGATGGTGAGGTGTTGGAACAGCAATAAAGATAAGTTGTCGATCTTGACATGCGTCTTTGATCGAAGGTACCATTTTAAAATTTTCAGGGGATACTGTATTAATATCGTAACCTATTACGTCATGTTTTTCTGCCATGACTTCGGCTGATTCTTTACCGAGTTTGCCAACTCCTATAAATCCTATTTTCATTGAAACTGTATTATTCTGTTATAACAATATATAATATAAATAGCTAAAAAGCAACTTTAACAACGTTTAATGTTACATCTCCAGTATCTATTTTTTCTTTGATAGTGGTAAGCTAAGTGAAAGAACTCTTTATCTGTCATCTCTTCCTTATCGTAGTGATCTAATGTAAGTGTTTCTTCTTCTATTCCTAAAGCATGTTTAACTGAGTCTAGTTTATA